AAGTAGCTTCCACAGAGATAAAAATAGGAGCGAAGATTGGTATACCCGGTCTGGTGCAAGCAGCTATAGAATACACATCAAAACGGTGTGAAAAAAAAGCGGAAAACCACAATACCGGAGACTGTGGAGCATCCAGCAATACCGGATACCGTGGAGCATCCAGCAATACCGGAGACTGTGGAGCATCCAGCAATACCGGAGACTGGGGAGCATCCAGCAATACCGGATACCGTGGAGCATCCAGCAATACCGGAAACTGTGGAGCATCTTTCAGCACAGGAGAAGAAAGTACAAGTTATGCAGGATGCGAAAATTCTGTAGCCGCAGCTCTGGGATTAAATGCAAAAGCTAAAGGAGTCAAAGGCGCCTATATAATATGTGCCGAATTTGAAACGGACAATGATGGGAATTACAGGATCAAAGGAATACAGCTCCACCAGGTAGACGGAGAGAAGATAAAAGAAGAAACATATTATCAGCTTATTGATGGTGTAATGACCGAAGTTGATTAAAGATACAGGAGGGCATAATGGAGAAGAGAGAAATTGTCCTAAAGGGCTTTCGGGCTATGAAAGAAATTTGTGAACAGGATCAGAGCAAATGTGCAAAGTGTCCGGTACAGGACATATGCATGGAGATAAAAGCGGAAATGGTTCCCTCTGAGATGGAACTGCCGCTGGAATAGGAGAGTGACATGGTACACCTGATTGAAAACTATTATGCAATTACCAACAATATGGGATTTACCCTTGCCGTCGATAAAGGAAAGACGGACAAGGAAGGAAATAAAATCTATGACACCATAGGATACTGTGGGAGCTTCGAGGAGACAATTTCTCTCCTTAGACGTAAAGTTGTAGACCAACGTCTGCAAAATGGATCATACGAGCTGTCAGAGGCTCTGGAGATAATCCAGGCGACAGCAGAAGAGATAAAAGAGGCGATTGAGTGTAAAGGAGGCCGTTATGACATATAGGGAAAAATTACAGAAAGAACATCCAGGATGCATTAATGAATATAGCCTTGGTGGATGTGATGGGTGTCCTTATGAATATGAATATGAAAAAAAGAAAGAGGAAATATGCGAAGTAAGTGACGAGAAATGCAGAAAATGCTGGGACAGAGAGATCCCAGGAACGGAGGAAAAGAAGCCGTTGGATGCAGCGAGCGTAACCCTTATTGCAGAAACATATGGGCTTGAAAAACAGCTCATTAAGCTGATCGAAGAGTGTGGAGAGTTGGTAACAGCGGCAGCAAAATATGACCCGCAGTATCACTATACGATTGAGCATATAGCAGAAGAGGCCGGAGATGTACGCATTATGATCATGCAGATAGAACACCTTCTGGGGATACAGGATGCTGTTGAGGATAGTATGAAACGGAAGATTGATCGTCAGATTGGCCGGATGAAAGAAGCTGATCTCCTGAAGCAAGGCCAAACGTTGCTTGACAGGTATCTGGAGTCAGAGCGGATCCGGATCGTGCAAGAGCTATGTCCGGATGATGTGCCGTGGTTGGTGCGCGAAATGGGAGAAAGGTGGAGAGTAAATGAATGTTGCCAAGATGGATGTGAAAAGTGCTGGGGACTTCCGTTGAAGCCGGAGGAGGTATAGGCATGGAAAGATTAACTGAAAAGATATCAAACGGCACGAGGCCAAAGACGCTTAGAGGTCTTATAAGATGGTTTGTTACACATAATGGTATACGCAAAGATGTAATCATTGGAGAGTATAACAAGCTCTATGACAGGCTTGTAGAGTACGAGGACCTGGGTATAACACCGGAGCAGGTGAGGCAGATGGATGCAGAGTTTACCAGAGCCAGTAAGGAGCTGGCAGACTATAAAAAGTCAGTGGACCAGGGAAGGCTATTACATCTGCCATGCAAAGCAGGGGATACAGTGTATCTGGAAGCCGAATATGAGAATGAAATAACGGAAGGCCGAGTAACAGAAATATCAGTCCTCCCGGATGGTGTTTGTATTTACATAGAGCGGGAAATCGGCTCAGGTTGCAGTGAGGGGTACGGAGTTAATGATTTTGGATACGATGTTTTCATGAAACGGGAAGACGCGGAAAAGGCTATTAAGGAGGCATAACCATGAATGAAAAAGAGGCATTGCAAAACATAAGAAATCTGACAAAACATCTGGACAATAGTGATGATCGCTTGGTGGATACATTTAGACTGGCGATTATCGCACTGAATAAGCAGACGCCGAAAAAACCAGATTATGAGGGCGACGGATATGACCGCAAAGGAAATATGATATATGATACATGGGTTTGCCCGAATTGCGGAGAAGAATATGAGGTTGACTATGACGATTATAAATACTGCCCGAATTGCGGACAAAGATTAGATTGGGAGGAAAACCATGCAGAAAGTTGTTAGAACCGTACCAACCAGAAAAGGATACTGGTATGATGAAGAGAAAATGAAATATCTGTCAGAGTTACTAAAAAATGGATGGAAAGTGGTCATGTGCAACAGGATAGGAGAAGACCTTGAATACATAGTGGAGAAGGAAGAGCCATGAACAATCAGAAAGCATTGGATGACAAAATTAGCTATGGGGTATTTTGGAAACGAAGTGGCAATGAAGAATGGACTCTATTTGCAGGGTGGCTGCCGTTCAGCAACGCCCGGAACATATACACTGGACTGGCCTTAAACCCCAGTTGCAAGGGAAGGAGAATTGTAGAGAGGGTCGAAACATTTGAGGTTTACCAAGAGGGATAAAATCCGAGAAAAGAGCCATTGCAGGGAGGAGCAGCCATGAAATATATTTACAGTGCCGGGCGTGTACAGATCAATGCGTCCGGGAAACAGGGGAATATGAATAAGTTCCTGTACGCAGGGACGAATAGGAAAGGCAAATCAAAAGGAAAGAGGGGAAAATAGATGGGGTGGATTATTAGTGTACTTATACTTATTGGATATTGTGGCGCTACAAATGCCCCGGTGGGATTTTTGATAGCGGCGGGGCTGTTTGCAATCGCTGGGGCAATAGGGTGCCATAAATAATGCAAGTGATTAAAAATTAAGAAAGGAGCCGGCCTCGCGCGAAAAGGTATACCGGGCTTCTGAAATCATGGAAATAAGACCAATAACATTTAGACAGGCAAGTGATTACATAAACCAATATCACCGGCACCATAGAGCGACGGTGGGATGTAAGTTTTGTGTGGGCCTGTACGACAACGACAAATTAATAGGCTGTGCTGTATGCGGCCGGCCAGTAAGCAGATATTTGGATGATGGTATAACATGTGAGATTAACCGTCTGTGCACGGACGGTACATATAATGCTTGCAGTATGCTGTATGGAGCCTGCTGCCGTGTGGCAAAAGCTATGGGGTACAAAGTGATAATCACTTACATACTGCAAACGGAGCCCGGGACCAGTCTTAAAGCCAGCAATTTCATCCGTGATGGAGAGGCCGGCGGAGAAATATGGACTGGCAACAGGCGCAGAGATAATGGAGTGCCAAGGGAAAAGAAAATCCGGTGGCATAAGAATTTGTAGATTAAGCAGAAAGGAGCCAGCCTCCTGCAGGGGTAAGGGTATACCGGGCTTCTGAAAAAATGGAAAAAAGAATTTTAGATGCATGTTGTGGAAGTAAGATGTTTTGGTTTGACAAGGATAATAAAGATGTGCTTTTCATGGATTGCAGGGAATTGGAGGATACCCTTTGCGATGGGAGAAGGCTCAATATTAAGCCTGATATTGTTGCAGATTTCCGTTGTATGCCATTTAAAGATAATTCATTTTATATGGTTGTATTTGATCCACCACATTTGCTGCGTGTCGGAGAAACATCGTATATGTGTAAAAAGTATGGAAAGCTGTCAGGTGATTGGAAGAATGATATACTGAATGGCTTTACAGAGTGCATGAGAGTGTTGAAACCAAATGGCACATTAGTTTTTAAGTGGAATGAAGAACAGATTAAATTGAGTGAAGTATTATCAATCATTCCATTTAAACCTCTTTTTGGAAATCGACGTTCAAAAACACATTGGATTTGTTTTATGAAAAATAATGATTTTCCGGAGATGATGCCATGAATGGCCAACTTACCATATCGGACTACCTGCATGCCAGGGACAATGTACGTTTTAAGCATTGCAGCCAGTGTGTCTGCCAGAACTGTCTATACTGGTGGTCAGGTCGATGCCCATTTGGTGGCTGCTATGATGACAACCGGGCAAAGATAGACCCATACGATAAAGCTCACCCAGATAAGCCGCCACGGACTGCCTGGAGCAACTGGGATAAGCCGGGTGAGCAGGCGAACTGGTGTAGAGGCGGGATATTTTATCCGGTCCATTACTGCCCAGGGTTTACAAAATATAAAGGCTGCCAGGTAAAGGAGTGCCTAAAGTGCAATGTGGCAGTGTATCAGGACGGGTACATAGCATGTAGTCTGGTGGATACTCTGGGGTGCACGGAGTGCTATAAGGAGTTTTGCAAGAGTATGGAGGATTAACAAGATGAGGATGTGTAGTGTATGCCACACTCCAAAAGAGGAAACAGAGTTCCGGCTGATGAAAAAGCGGAACCGCCGGAACAGCTACTGTAAAGACTGCGAACGGTGGTACATGCGGAATTATATGAGGGCATACCGGGAGATAAAGTTAAATGCTGACCTATCGGCAATACGGGGCAAGGACGAACGAGGGACCTTGTAAAAAAATCTCTGGAGCAAAAACCAGATAGGCAATAAAAAAGAGGGTGAGCAGATAACGCGCCGGAACGCAACGGGAGTGCCGCGCCATATGCGGATGCCAGTCGGGGGCATTGATTGGGCTGTATGCCAAAGCTGGGAGCCAGTACCGACAATTAAATTTAGAGGTGACAATGGAGGTACACCATGAAAAAAATAATTAAAGAATACATAAAGGAATCAGTGGCATATTTAAATGTCGGTATATGGATAGGAGTTGGCGTAGCGCTTGGGATGTTGGCAGCGCTTACGATTTTATGAAAGGCGAATCATGAAGTGTAAGAAATGCGGCGGCAAAACGCAGGTAACGGACAGTGAGGAAACCCCAGGTGGGCATATGGTCATGCGAAGGAGGCAGTGCACAGCCTGCGGATATCGGTTTAAGACCACAGAAACATTTTGGGAGGACGTAAAGACACGAAAAAATGACAGTTTTGGAATACATGGAGAGGAGAAAAATAGATGATAAGAAACGGATCAGGCTGCCCGGACCCTACATACGAGCAAGCATTGCCCGCGATCAGGCGGGAGGAAAACATAAGGGCGAGGGAAAAGCGGTACGGGGTACGCCGGGGAGAGGTTGTACATATCATTATAGATATTAAGGACGAGGGACGGAGGGCCGTAAAGGTAAGCCGCCGGATGCAGGTTGTCAATCTGTATGAGCATCACATTCTCCTCCGGCATAAAACAGGAGCCTGTGAGAGTTATCCGTATCAAGAGTTTATGCAGATGTGGGACAGGAGGTGATGCCAATGCATGTAATGAAATGCGATAGATGCGGTAATTATTTTGACTGTAATCAATTAAGACTTAGAATAGGCAATTGCAGCAGCGAATCGTTCGGGCACATAAGTGTAAGAGGAGTGAATAATCACTGCTGTAACTATGATCTGTGTGATGATTGTGTTGTTGACTTCTTCCGTTGGGTTAATGATCCGGGCAAGTTGATGGGAGGTGAATCCGCCAATGGACAAAAAGAAACTGGAAAGGTACAAGCCATTGAAAAGGGAGCTACTGATGATTGACAAGCAAATAAGCAAACTGGAGGAACGCCGGGAAGCGCTGCCTGTAGTTATGGGCAAGGTGCAGTCATCAGATCATAATTTCCCGTTTACAGAGCGGCGTGTCAGTGTGGAAATGTACGAGCCTAAGGATGCGGATAAGATTAAGCGGGAAATTGCCAGGAAACAGGCCAGAAAAAGGCAAATAAAAGCTGAAATGGAGGAAGTAGAAGAGTTTATTGGCAGTATGCCAGAAGGAGAAGAGCGACAGGTATTTGAGCTGTATTATCTGGAAGGAATGCGACAGAGAGAGGTTGCGGACATCATAGGATTAGAACAGAGTAGCATATCAAAAAGAATTTCAACTTTTCTTCAACTTTCATACAATTCATAAAAATATATGCTATAATTAAAATAGAACGAGTAGAACATAAATATCCTCCGTTTGAAAGTGCGGCTGCGGGGTGTCACAGCTCCGCGGCTGAATCGCCGGTACCGCATAGGTACGTCAGGCACTGCGCAGTAAGGCGTATTGGCAGCATGGTTCCGTAAAGGAGTAGATTAACGTCGAGTATTCCAGGACTGCCGAGAGAAGACATAGCCTAAAGGGCATTTGGGTAGGGGCAATGAAAGGAACTTATGGTTGCCAGAGCAGTACGGGGTGGGTTGCGTGACTGCTATATCTTGTATAATTTTATGAGCGAGGCGATCCCGCCGCTGGGGGAACCGATTAACTACAACCTCTCCGCTGATATGATGGCATGTTATATCAGCGAAAGCCGTGACAACCGGTAAAGAACATGGAAGACGTCCCTGGGTGGAGTTGTGAGGGGGTTCTGATACCAAAGCGGAAAAACATATTTCTGCACAGCTTGAAGTCCTGCAATGCTATAAAGCTGTAAAAAACTTTATCCGTAATAGATGAGACTGGCCGGTGATTGCAGTAGTCCGGCAATTACGGGTAGTGCTCTGGAAGTGCAAGCAGTTTATAGAGAGAACAAGATTCCCTGGTGTCCGGGGTAAGTTAGCAGTGCATATACTTTAAGCTGCTATGTCCCAGGTCTGGGATAACAGCACCGTTACGGCGGTGCAATGTTGGGGATTAGCTCAGTCGGTAGAGCATGCGGCTGTTAACCGCAGTGTCGTTGGTTCAAATCCAACATTCCCAGTAAGCTTATCTGTCGCCGGATCACCGGAGAGGCAGGGTGTATGGCAGTGTACGGAGCTCCATATGCTACAAGAGCCCCCGGGATTATCCCCCGGGGTAAGCAATCGCCTTTTGGCGTATACCGCCCCCAAAATACATTTAGACAATACCCCGTGGAAATACGGGGTATTTTGTTGCAATTTTATCAAACCTAGTATAAAATGAAAGAAAATATATTTAGGGAAAGTAAAATGGAAAATGACGAATTGCTACTAAATAAAAATGTAATAAAAACTAATTCTAAGAATATAATTATTAAAAATGGTCATGCTATATTTCAAAATAAAGATAAAGAATTTAATGGCAATTCCATTAAAAAATTATTAGCATATGTAAATACTTTAAAAGAAAAATATGCAAATGTTAGAATGCCTATTATTATAAATTTAGGTGATATAGTATTTACTGATAAGTTAACATATATTTTTCTTGAAATAATATGCAATATATTAATAAAAAGTTATGGACATAGGGTTACAGTGATTTTCAAGTGTGAACATAATATTTTTATAGAAGGAATTGCGTCTTCTCCATTATTGTTATTAAACAACAGCGATAAAGACAACATGAAGAAATATACGGATAAGTTCTGTGATGATCTATATAAAAATCATTATAGAAGGGTAATGAGAAAGAGTTCAAATAATGTAGAGTTATCAAGAAGAATGGATGATATTTCTTATTTTTTAAAGTATTCTGGTGTTGGAGAAGAGTGTATTGATGAAATATCGGAAGTTATTGTTGAACTAATAGGAAATGCTTGGGAGCATGCAGCGTCTGAATGTCTGGTAGATTTGGATGTTACGAATTCTTATTTTAAACAAGAAAATAGTAGTGCGTTTTTGGGTATAAATATTGCAGTGATTAATTTTTCTGAAAAACTGTTAGGAGATGGCATTAAAAGAAAGATAACAAATCAAGATATAAATTTATTTGAAAGATATGTGTTAGTAAAAGAAGCCTATGAAAAACATAAGTCTTTTATGAATTCAGTGTATCAAGATGCTGATTTTTTTAACATTGCTGCTTTTCAACACAAAATATCAGGAAGAAATAAAAAGGTATCTACAGGAGGTACTGGACTTACAAAGTTAATATCTTCTCTTGAAAAGCGTTCAGATGCTCATAAGTGCTACTTAATTACTGGGAACAGAGCATTGTGGTTTTTCCATCAATATCTTGAGTACAATAAAGAAGGATGGATTGGGTTTAATGAGAGTAATGACTTTTTTAGTCAGGCCCCTTCGGGTATAGTAACAGGGAGTAATTCTATATTTTTGCCTGGTACTGCGTATAATTTGAATTTTGTTATGAAAAGGAGAGAAGAAAAGTGGATAATATAATTAAGCTAAAATTTGAAAAATCATTGGAAGGCTTAGCAGGGTATGAATTTGGAATGGAAACATACAAAAATCAGGTTGAAAATAGAATTAATTTTGACCAAAAAATAACAATCGTATTTCCAGATAATATTCAAAGAATTGCCTCTTCTTTTATACAGGGTTTTTTTGAAAATATTGTACAACACATTGGGGTGTCAGGAGTTGAAAAGAATATTGAAATTATTTCAACTAAGGAAGAACTGAAAAAAATAATAATTAGTAATTTATTATGAGGTATTACGATGTGGAGTGATTTTTTATCAATTGTGGCTATTATTATTTCAATTGTCGTTGCGATTGTTGAATACATTAAAGAGGTACGATTAAGTCGTATAAATTTAGAATCAGAATATTATAAAGATATTTATAAAAATCATTTAGTATATGAAATACCAACTGCTAGGAAATATATAAAATTTGATTTATATAATAAACTTATAGATGCAGATAAACTTATCAATGAATTGCAAAAATTAAGGCAAGACTCTTTATATTTTCAGTATAATAATCCAGAATTTTATAAGCAATTAAAAGAGACTATCCAAAATCTAGAGGATTACTTAGTCACGAATACAGGTAAAGAGTTTATTGGCGAAGAGCAGACTATAGTGTATAATACAATAAAAGACAATATTAATGAAATTTATAGAATAATATCTAATGGTTATCTAGGAAAGAAAAATATTAGATTTAAAAAGTTAAAAATAAAATTTGAATAAATATTACATATTTCATTTTAGGTATTACATCGAGCGTCTGGTCAGATAACTGGCTGGGCGCTTTTGTTATGGGTATATAGCTCAGAGGGAGAGCGGCGGCCTTATAAGGCGTGTGCCGCCGGTTCGATCCCGGCTATGCCTATTAAGCGTATGGGATAATCCTCCATTTGACATAATAAAACATATGTTCTATAATGATTAAAAAGAACACATGTTTGGAGATGATAAAATGAAAACCGGACCAACAAGGCGGCAGATGGACGTGTATAACTTCATTGTTGCTTATATAACAAAAAATATGTATTCCCCGTCTGTGAGGGACATATGTAAGGCAATAGGGATTAATTCAACGTCAGCGGTGTGGGTTCATCTGGAGGCACTAAAACGTTGGGGACTGATTGATTATAAGCCAGCACAGACGAGGAGCATAGTATTAAAGGGTTATAAACTGGTAAAAGAGTAAGAGGCACTTCGGTGTCTCTTTTTGTATACAGAAAAGAGGTGAGCCTTACGGCTAAAGGAAAATATGAATACTGGTTGACGCCGGAAGGCTTGCTTTTGCTGGAAGGATGGGCCAGAGATGGTCTGATAGATGAACAAATAGCTGAGAACATGGGTATAGTACCTTCTACTCTGTATCGGTGGAAAAATGAACACGAGGAGATTTCGGAGGCCCTAAAAAAGGGGAAAGAGGTAGTGGACCGGCAGGTAGAGAATGCTTTACTTAAACGGGCATTGGGATATTCTTATGAAGAAGTAACTAAAGAGATATGCGAAAATCCAGAAACGGGTAATCTGGAAATGAAAATAACCAAGAAGGTAAAAAAAGAAGTGGTACCAGATACAACGGCACAAATCTTCTGGTTGAAGAACCGCAGGCCGGATAAGTGGAGAGATAAGCATGAGGTAAATGGTAATTCAGGTGAGAAAGCTGTAGAAAAGTACATAAGAGCTATAGAGGAGGATATGAGGAAGTGAGTATAAATCAGCTCTACAGTCCGAAGCAACAATCCGTCCTTAAATTTGCCATGAACAATGATTATTTCATGCTTATCAATCACGGAGCGAAGCGTTCTGGTAAAACCGTTCTGGACAATGATCTATTTCTCTATGAGCTGTTGCGGGTGAGACGGATAGCAGAATCCCTGGGAGTTGCCTTACCACAATATATCCTTGCTGGTTCCGATTTAGGAGCTATCAACAGGAATATCCTGAATGAGCTGACAAATAAGTACGGGTTGGAATTTCAATTTGACAGGTTCAATAGATTCAAATTATTTGGAGTGCAGGTGTGCTGCTTCGGACACAGCAAAATAAATGATTTGACTAGGATTCGTGGTATGACTGCCTATGGCGCTTATATCAATGAGGCCACAGTATCAAACCAGGAGGTTTTCAATGAGATTAAATCCAGATGCTCAGGAGACGGTGCCCGTCTGATAATAGATACAAATCCCGACAGCCCCTCACACTGGCTGAAAAAGGATTATATAGACAATGCGGACGGATTTACAATACATGCGGAACAGTGGAAGCTCACAGATAATACATTCACGACAGAGAGGTACAGACGCAGTATCATGGAAACTACACCATCCGGTATGTTTTATGACAGGGACATCAACGGGGCATGGGTAGCGGCGGCCGGTATTATATATCCGGATTTTGACCGTAATGTGCACTATATATCAAAAGAACGGGTGCCGCAGATAGTAAGGCATTGGGTTGGGGTAGACTTTGGATGGGAGCACCCAGGATGTTTCTTGTTGTTTGGCGAGGGAACGGATGGAAACATCTATATACTAAAAGAGTGGACAGCCAAATATCGTTCCATTGATGATTGGATAAAGATAGGCCAGGAATTGACGGATAAATATGGATACATAAACTTTTATTGTGATTCTGCCCGACCTGATCTAATTTATGAGATGAGGAAAGAGGGACTGAGGGCTATAAAAGCAATAAAGGATGTGATCGCAGGGATTGCAGAGGTGGCGACGTTGTTTAAGACACGTCGTCTTTTTGCTGTTCGGGAAGAGGTGGAAGAGTTTGACAACGAGATTGACACCTATGCATGGAAAGAGGGAGAAGAAGCTCCGGTAAAAGAAATGGATGACGTGATGGATGCTATGAGATACGGCATATACAGTGATAAAAAATATGGAGAAAGGGGTGAGTGATATGGGGTTTATGGATTTACCAATTTTCATATTAAATGAATTATCTTCTGGGCCATACGGACCGTATGTAACGCAACGGTTAGCCGAGATACAGAAATGGTATGAAATATATGAGGAAGGCGCTGAATTCAATATTGAAGATGTGGGAGAAGACAGTGAGGAAAAGAAGTTCAGTCCTACAGAGCTGAGATCAAAGAAAATTAAGCGCCTTATCAATAAGCAGGCTGAATTTATGGTAGGTAAACCGCCGGATATAAAAGTGACATGCCCAGATGAAGAAAAGACAGATGACGGAAAACCAAATGAAACGGCGATGCAGGAATATCTGAAAGAGGTATTAAAGAAATGCCTGTGGTCTGGAAAATTGTTAAAGGGGGCTAAAGATTGTTTTATTGGGGGCAAGGTTGCAATCAAGGTAAATGTTGCACCTGATAAACTGGGAATCATGTTTGTGCCTGCTGATGGATTCCTGTATGAGACTGAGCCTGATGATATAGACGTAATCAGCAAAGTAATCCTATTTTACTGTGTGACTCCTGATGATGAGGATAAAACACGGCAGCGATGGTGGAGGCAACGCTATCGCATGGAGAATGGTAAGTGTTATGTAGCCGAAAGCCTTCATGACGGATACGGAGAGCTGATAGAAGGATATAAGATTGAGGACCGTGACACTGGCCTGGACAGAATCCCAGTATATGTGATTGTTAATGACGGGGTATCGGGAGATATGGATGGAGATTCCGACGTGGAAATGATCCAGGATGAGGACTCATGGTACAGTAAGATGCGTTCTGCTAACCTGGATACCGTAAGAAAAACCATGAATGCAATTACATGGGTAAGTGGAGCAAAACCAGAGGCCATTAAGAAACTGGTGAATGAGCCGGGTGTTGTATGGGACCTGCAGGCAGACCCCGTTCTCGATGGGAAAACACCAACGACGGGAACTATAGAGAATAGCTTTAACTATGGAGATACCTATAAAGATACACTGGCGAACATCAACGAGAATATGCATGACAGCCTGGGAATCCCAGATTTAAGCCTTGAAAAGACACAGGGGTTAATGACATCTGGCAAGGGATTAAAGATGCTCTATTGGCCTCTTATATGCCGTTGTGAGGCAAAATGGATGGCATGGAAACCGGCACTTGAATGGCTGGCTGAATTACTGTTGTATGCTGCCGAAGTGTTCCCTGGACTTAAAACCATATATGGAGATTTTCAGCAGGCGGAACACATCATTACTATTGAAAACCAGTATCCGTTACCAGAAGACGAGGCGGAAGAACGGGCACTTGACCTGCAGGAAGTAGGCACAGGACGGTCCATCAAATCATACCTGAAAGAATGGGGCGGGCCGGATCACAAAGGAATGACCGATGAAGATGCTGATTCAGAAATTGAGCAAATGGTGAAAGAAAAGAGGATGCTGGAAGAAAGCTTCCCCGGAGGGGTGATGTAATTGCCATACGGACATATACGGCAATACCTGGAACTGGCAGAAGAATCACAGCGTAAGCGGATAGAGATAACAGAGAGCCAGCGGCGGCAGATAGCGAAGTTATACAGCGATATCGCAAAGGAGTTCGGGCATGAGCTTCATAAGCATGATAAAACGACCTTGACTTACAGATGGATGAAGGACTATGCAAAAGCCCTCAAAGACCGAAGCAAAGAGTTATACAACGAATTGCAAGGTCTTGTAAAGAAAGGAATACTGGATACTGCAGAGGCCGTAACGCAGTCAGAGGTGGCGTTCTGGTCATCCTTGGATAAGAGCGTGTCAGAACGTTTTAAGGACGTTTTTTCCACGATACCGCAGGAATGTGCAGATGAGCTTATGAGCGGCGGCATATACAAGGACTTTACTGGATTGTCAGAGCGGCTATGGAACTATAAGAAGCAATTTGACACAGATATAGGATACATTATCCAGAGGGGGATAATTGAACAGAAGTCCGCCCTGGAATTATCGCGTGATCTGGAAATGTATTTGAAACCAGAGGCCAGAAAGCCCTGGGAATGGAAAAAAGTGTATCCAAAAAGTAAAGAAGTCGTAGATTACTGCGCACAGCGGCTCTCCCGTACATCAATCACTCATGCCTATCAGATGGCATTCGTGAGGAGTACGGAAGATAATCCATTCATTGTAAAATACCAGTGGCATAGCTCAAATAATGCGAAAAGGACATGTGACTTGTGTAGAGAGCGTGATGGCAAAACCTTTGAAAAATACAATGTTCCGTTGGACCACCCAAATGGGATGTGTATTATTACGGCAGTGATTACGAAATCATATGATGAAATCGCAGACGAGCTGACAGCCTGGGCAAAAGGCGCGAACAATCCGGCGCTTGATAAGTGGTTGGGAAAATGACGGAGGGAATTATGTGGATTGATGATAATTATAAAGAAGAACTTGACTGGATGGCAGAAAAGTTGAAAAGCTACATTGAAAATCTTTTAAAGGTACCTGTGACCATGATGAACGTAGAACAAAGTGCCAGTATTCCTGCGCTTTTCCAGACGCTAGAGCACTTATGTGAAAATGGTGCATGTACAAATAAAGCGGAATGTGAGCGAAGGAGGTGATCCTGCATCTCCCGTTGGACCCTGGGGCATGGGTCTTTTTTCTGTAAAAAAATAGACCGGTCCGAAGTCGTTAAACTACGGGACGGCAGAGGTAGCGGAACCTCGTTAAACACGTGTAGCCGGGAAAGGAGATATATGGACAGGAAATTTTTAGAGGGCCTGGGCCTTGAAAAAGACGTCATTGACAAGGTGCTTGACCAGAACGGGGCGGAGATTACAACTCTTAAAACACAGCTCACCACAAAGGATACAGAAATTAAGACGTTGAGAGCCGACCTTATCACAGCCAACAACAGAGTGGGAGAACTTGAAAAGGTAAATGTGGAAGACTTGGAGCGGCAGCTTACAGAGGAGCGGGAGGGCAGAGCGAAGGATAAGAAAGAATTTGAACTGCGTGCCTTGCTGTCAAAGGAAGGATGTACAGACACAGACTATCTGCTGTATAAGCTGGGAGACGGCGTAGAGTTTGATGACAAGGGTAAAGTAAAAGACCCTGAGAACTTTGTGAAATCCGTAAAAGAACAGTATGCTGGTCAGTTCCAGGAAGTGCAGCCTGGAGGGACAGGCAATCCTTCTAATTTTCCGCGGAAGCGTACTGAAGTTACTCCGCCGGAGAAGAACCCCTACACAGAAAAGGGATGGAACCTCACAGAACAGATGATGATGGAGGTTAACGATCCTGAAAAAGCAAAGAGATTAAAGGCAGAAGCAAATGTTTAATAAGGAGGAAATAAAACATGGCAATTACAACTATTGCAGATATGCAGATTGTGCCTAGTAAATTCGCACAGTATATCATCGACAGAACTACTGAAAAATCCAAATTGGTGAGAAGCGGGATTGTAACATCTGACCCCACGGTATCACAGGTAATCAGCGGAACCCCTAAAGGTGGTAATCTTATTACAATGCCTTATTACAATCCGCTGACCGGAGAAGACGAGGTGTTTGGAGAAGAGGAAATCGGGGTTGATAAGGTTACAACAGATAACGAGGTTGCTACATTGCTTATCCGTCAGAAAGCATGGGGCGATACAGATTTGTCTACAGTGTTTGGCGGCAGTGACCCGATGAGCGCCATTCTTGATTTAAGCGCTGACTGGTGGAACACGAGAGAACAGGCAATCATGTTATCTATCCTTAAAGGTATCCTTGACCCATCTAAAGGGGCATTAAAAGCGCATGTGCTGGATGTATCAGCGGCGGCGGGAACTGATTGCATCATCGGAGTGCACAACACCCTGGATGCAAAGCAGCTTATGGGTGACGCATTTGATAAGCTGGGTATGGTTTTTATGCACTCTGCGACATATACACAGCTCCAGAAACAGCAGCAAATTGAAACAGAATACGATGCTACATTGCAGATCAAGATTGACTATTACCTTGGATATCAGGTAATTGTGGATGATGGTATGCCATATGACAGCTCAACCAAAACTTACATGACATACTTCCTTGGCAAAGGCGTGTTTGCAAGAAATGATGGTATGCCGATGGGACTGATTGGCGTAGAGACAGACAGAAACAAGAGGAAAGCTGAGAATGTACTGATTAACCGTCGTGCACTGGTGATGCATCCGCTTGGAGTATCCTGGAATCCGGCTGCCGTACCATCCAATGGAAAGAAATATGCGAACAATGCCGATCTGGAGAAGCCTGCAAACTGGATCTTGAAGAAACAGCTTAAGAACATCCCGATTGTAGCGCTGAAACATAAAATTGAGGCAAATCCGACCGCATAAGGAGGGGGATAACATGGATGCTGTAGAAAAGTTGCGTGTGATCCTGCGGGAAAAGGATGTACCGTTTTTTACTGATGATGAACTGATTATGCAGTTAGAACGTGCCGGGAATGACATTGATATTGCGGCGTACCATTGCCTTATTATTAAGGCAGAAGAATGCTCCTTGAATGTGTCTGGATTGTCTATAGCAGATTCACATACATACTGGCTTCGGCTTGCATCCATGTACCGCCCGAACTGTACTACCATAAGAAAAGGCGGGTGATAGGATGGCATTTGAGCTTCAGATGCATCAAATATGCAGGGTGCTGGAACGGCATGGACAGCAATGTTCTTTTTCCCGCGAAGTTGAAAACAAATTCCATGAAAAGGCATGGGAGGAAGGATGGCTGAAATGCCGTGGCATTTTCCATGAGGCGAACGGGTTTCTGAATGTTTCGCTTGTCGAGGCCGGTAAGGTGAGGACACAAAAAGAACCGAAGCTACTGATACGGTTTACAAAAGATGTCCATAAAAACGATAAAGTCACGGTTGGAGATAGTGCATACAAAGTGATAGGCATAGATGATTTGGGAAACCTGCATCTATGCCTTGATTTGTCCCTGGAGGCGGTCTGATGTTTGACTTTGATGAAATGTACAGAGAGCTTGGGAGAATTCCACAGAGGGCGGAGAAAGCGCTTGTAGCATATGGTAAGACCGTTGCGGCAGACCTGCAGAGAAAAGCGCAGGAGGAGAGACCCTGGACAGACAGGACAGCTCATGCCCGGCAGCGGATGAAAGGATACTGCAAAGTAACGGATACCGGCATACGGATATACCTTGCACATGGAGTTAATTACGGTGCGCAGCTGGAATTCGGACACGAGGAAAAATATGCCATCATATATCCTACGCTTAAGAAAGAGGCACCGGCGGTCATTAAGAGCTGCTGGAAAATGATAGGGGGCATGAAATGACCTGGGAAGAGATTTTTCTGCATTTGACAGGCGGAGGGTTCGACGTCTACTCGATGGGACAGCATGAAGGGAAATGCACAGATCCTTATATCGTACTCAAAAGCGAGGGGAGCCGATTAGAATACAGCGTAGAAGGACAGCGGTACAAACTGCTGTTGTATTATCCTGCGGCGAGATATAGCCAGTTTGCTGGATATATAGATGCGGTACAAGGCTGTATGAACAGTTTGTATCCTCACGTAAAATTGGTGGATGACCAGCAGCCGCATTACCTGGATGACGATGTGGAGGCATATACAGCAGGTCTGTATTATCAGTCCCCACGGGTGAGCAAAGTAAATAGATTATAAAGGAGAGATAAGATATGGCAGGAGCAACGCCGAAAAGAGGAACAGAAAAGGCTACGATTGATTGTTGTATGATCGTAGTTACAACAAAAGAGACCACCCCGAAATGCATTGCAATCACATCCGGCACAAAGCTGGGGGTAGAACCGCAGCTTGAAACTACGGATGCAGTAAAATGCATGATTAAAGGAGTATTAAAAGCGCAGAAACCCGAGAAAAAGACATTGACAGGGCATACGCTTACACTTACAGATAATCTGACCATCCTGGAACTTATTGAGATTTTACAGGGTGGTACGATCACAAAGGATGAACAGCAGAAGATTACGGGGTATACGCCGCCGGTATCTGGTGAAGATTATACACCGGTAGAATTTACACTTGATGCATATTCCGCACAGATGTCCGGATCTGCGATCACAGGATATGAGAAAACATCTTATCCGGGATGTACCGGACAGCCGGCGGGTCTGAACTCCGAAGATGATGTGTTCCGGGCAACAGAATATACCATCAATTCCAGCCCGGCGAATGGGGAACCGCCGTATACAATCGAATACGTGGACAAACTGCCGACAATCTCATAAGGAGGATATATGGCAACGAAAATTGAAGAGATAAAAAAGATAGCGGGAGGCTCCGAAGTGGAGCTTCCCGGTTTTACGTCAGAGTCAGAACCGCTTGTTGTTGTGCTCAAAAGGCCGTCTATCATGCAGCTTGCACAGAAGGGAGATATTCCGAACCCGTTGCTGGGCGTGGCATCTGAGCTGTTTAAAAATGGCGTTAACAAGGCAATGGATAACGGAGAGAGAATGAAAGAGTTGGGCGAAGTCCTGACCATCGTAGCAGAAGCGTCTATGGTGGAACCGAGCTACAGCGAACTGGAGGAAGCCGGTATCAACCTTACAGACCAGCAGCTCCTCTACATATACAATTACACACAGACGGGGGTAGATTCCCTCAAAGTGTTTCGTAAAATCGAAAAATCTAAACAGGATACTAAACCTGTCGGGAAGAAGAAAGCCCAGTGAGATAATGGGCATAGACGATGAATATACAGCCTTCTGTTTTGACGAGGCTTGTAACTATATTTTAAACCGTATACGGGATGGAGAAACACCGGTATATGAGGTAGAGACAAACAGCATGAGTGATTTCTACGCAAGGTTAGGAGTGTGATGGTATGGAAGATTTTGGTGTAGCAAAAGGTTATATAGAGCTTGATATATCGAACATGAAATCTTCGGTATCCAGCGCACAGAAAGAACTGGAGAAGATCGAGCGCAGCGGGAAACTGGCCCAGTCAGAATTTGATAAGCTGGAGGCGGTCAGTAAAGGGACCGGATCTGCTTTTGAGGAGGCCGCAAACCGGGCAAATATCCTGTCAAGATACATCTCTACGGCAAAGGATAAGACCACTGTATATAAAAAGGAGATAGATGGATTAAACACCATTATCAAGCAATCTGGGGAAGAACAGGCAAAGTTAAAGACCAAGATTGAGAACACGTCCAGCCAGTATGAAAAGTCAAAAGAAAAGCTCAACAGCATTTCTGATGCGTATAAAGCTGCACAGAAGGAGATAAAGACTGTTACTGATGAATACAAGGCTGCGCAGAAGGAAATAAAGGCTGTCACTGATGAATACGGGAAGAACAGTGACGAGGCCAAAGAAGTAGCAGAAAAGCATAAAGAAGTAGCAGATAAGTATAAAGAAGTAGCAGAAAAGCATAAAGAAATCATCAGCTCATACGAGAAAGCCGCTGATGCGACAGACAAATACCGCAATGAGCTTGAACAGCTAAAATCCGAACATAACGCTCTGGATATGGAAATAGATGAGTCCAAGGAGGCAATCATAGACTTCCAAACCAAGGTAAACGAAACGGAGACATCTATATCAAATATGGCGGTACAGCTTGCAGAGGCAAAGAGCACAGCGGTGATATTCGGGCGGGAGATGCAGGACGCAGGAGACAAGATACAGGCCGCCGGTGATAAGATAAACTCCATAGGCAGTAAGCTGACCGTCGGAGTGACTACTCCCCTTGTGGGAGCTGGTGGGGCTGCTGTCAATTTCGCTCTTCAGGCAGGCGACAGCCTTGCTAAAGTATCCACTATCGCTGACGAGACAGTTTTGAGCATGGATCAGATAAGCGCGGGTGCAATGGAAGTCTCCAATGATACGGGAGTTGCTTTTGCAGACTTTAATGAGGCATTATATCAGACTATTTCTGCCACAGGAGATACGGCAAATGCAATAGGGTATACAGAGATTGCGGCAAAGGCTGCAAAAGGCGGGTTTACGGACACTGCGACTGCGGTTGACGGACTGACCACGATCATGAACAGTTATGGTCTTTCTGGTGTGGATAATATGCAGAAAGTCTCTGATATGATGCTGATGACGCAGAACTATGGTAAGACAACATTCGGCGAATTAGCGTCCAGCATGGGGCAGGTCATTCCTATTACCTCACAGCTTGATATGAGCATAGAAGAGGTAATGTCTATCATGGCAACTCTTACTAAAAACGGTATCGGGACCAGTGAGGCGGTGACCGGACTAAAGGCGGCCCTGTCAAATATTATCAGCCCATCCACGGAGGCGGCAAAGGCGGCGGACCTTTTGGGGCTTGATTTCTCTGCATCAGCTTTGCAATCTAAAGGGATGACAGGCGTAATGGAGGATGTAAAGGCAGCACTGCAGCAAGCATCCCCAGAATTTGCGGAACTGTCTGAAAAAGTAGCAGTAAATAAATTAAGGCTGGCAGAACTGGAAGAGCAGGGAGAAAAAAGTTCTGACGAATACAAGAATCTCAAAAAAGAGACAAAAGGCATGGAGCAGAGCATGGAAACGCTCGCGCAGGCTGCGGATAGTCCAATCGGCGGATTTGCTACATTGTTCGGCTCTGTAGAGGGACTTAACTCTATGATGGTCCTTACTTCTGACACAGGTGCAAAGGATATGCAGGGCGCTATGGATGCTATGAAGGGTAGCGCCGGTGCCACAGAAGAAGCATTCGATAAAATGAATAATTCCGATATGGGGAAAATCAAAAAGGAACTGAATAAGTTAAAAAACACCGGTATAGAGGTAGGTAATAAGCTTCTGCCTATGGTGACAAAGGCTGTCGGATTTGTCGGCGATCTGGCTGAGAAGTTTAGCAAACTTTCCCCGAAAGAACAGGAGGCAATCTTAAAAGCGGCTGGCTTTGCCGCAGCCCTTGGCCCAGTTTTAAAAGTGACCGGTACAGCAACAACGGGAATCGGGAAAATGACTTCTGGCGTCGGCTCCCTGCTTGAATCATTTGGTAAATCAAAAGCGAAAGCGGATGTGCTGAAAAATGGTATGGAGGCAGTAGAAAAAGGAGCGCTGAATGCAAATTCATCCGTTGGAGGTTTTTCTGGGATACTGTCAAAATTGGGATCTCCTTTGGGAGTGGCGGCGCTTGCTACGACTGCCATTGTGGGAGTGGGTACTGCTTTTGCGATCGCCAATGAAAAGGCTAAAAAGGCTAATCTGGAAGAACACTTCGGAACCGTAAAGCTGTCTGCTGAAGAGGTGGAAGACGTTGCAAAGAGGCTGACCACTAATGACTGGACTATGCGTCTGGATGCAGAGATAGAGGCCCGGCAGAAGCTCGAAGAGTTTGAGAGTAGTATTCAGACCGCTGTTGATGATATGAATAAGGCAGAGTGGAAAGTATCTGTAGGTATGGAACTCACAGAGGAGGAACGCGAGAACTATAAATCATCTGTGAACAACTATGTGACCAGTGTACAGGATTACATAGAACAGCAGCATTACACTGCAAACCTTGCCATAGACGCCGTATTTGAGCCTGGAACCACATCAAACGATAATTTCAAGCAATTCTCTGATGATTTTTATAACGGCCTTTACAGCGATTTACAGGCTCTTGGGGAGAAACTGGCTGACCAGGTTAATAATGCCTGGGAAGATAATGTGATGACTGATGAAGAGATGAACGCTATCAGTCGTACCAGGGAGGAGATACAAAAAGAGCTTGATAAGATCGCGAAAGCTGAGTATCAGCTTAAATTAGAAAACATTCAGGCAAGTGCCAATACAGGAACCGGACTGACGGCGGAAAGCTTTGAAGCTATGCAAAAACAGCTTTCTAAAGAGATAGACAATAGAAAAAAGGATATAGAACAAAGTAAGGTAGATTTACTTCTCCCATATCAGGTGCAATTGAATGAAGGGGAGATATCACTTCAAGAGTTTTCAGAAAAGAAACGAGAAGTTGAGCAACAAGTAAATAATGAATTCGGAGAGTTGATTGTCGATGCTGTCAATGTCGAAATCGGAACAATTAAATCAAATTACTCTGAAGAATTAGGTAAGGCTACAAATGATTTTAAAAAGGAATTTGAAGCGTCATTCAATGATAAATTAGAAACTGTGCAATACACAGGGAATTGGGCCGGACTGTTCGACGGTATGGAAAATGAATTTAGAAGAGGCTTTGACGAGCTTGACAATAGTACAAAGAGCAATATCAGTACAATGCTTGAAAATATGGAGCCGCAAACGGAACAATTAACTGCTATAGCTGATAAATACTTAAATGCTGGTAAAGCAGTGCCTGATTCTATATCACAAGGCTTGCTGGATGTATATCAACTGGAAGTAATGGCGGGGAATACTGACCATTTATATGAGCTATTAGGGGCACAGATGAGTAATTCACCTGAATTTCTGAATGTTATATCTGAAGCTGAAAGAAATGGAACATTTATACCGGAAAACATTAAAAATGGTATTTCATTATCATCTGGGCAGGTATATGATGAACAAATCAATACTTGGAGATTGCTACAGCAAGCTACAGAAGATTCTATACCAACAATTGAAACCTTGATGGCACAATGTGGGATATCCTCATCAAATCATTTGATAAATTCCTTGATTGTAAAATCTCCAGAAGTTTATGATAGAACACTCGAATTATTATCTCAAATGGGAAATGGAACATCGCTCAAAAATAGTGAGATCCAGGAATTGATGCAAGCATTTGGAATAAATGCGTCAGATTCACTTTTGAATACGCTTGCAAACAAAGCACCTTCTGTACAAGGGAAAGCCATTGACTTATTGTCTGAAATAAAAAATGCTGATAAAGCTAAGCGGCCAGAAATTTTGGCACAATTGATGGGACTTGGGGTTGCGGTGGATGATAGCATAGGAAAAGGTTTATATGATAATTTGAAGGTGGTAAAAGGCAAATCAGAAGACACTATTGATGTCATCAATACCTCTACAGATAAAAAAGTGGGAGAGATTACACCTCAATTTGTTGCGAGATTAAAAGCATTAGGAGTATCAGGTATCGAAGGAATGGAAGAGGTTGTGAAAGAATCTGACCTGGAGGCGCCAGATATGCAAGAGCCTGACTGGACATATGCAGCCAGTCAAGGATGGGATGGTATGCAAAACTTTTTTGATAGAAACCCTCTAACTGCGACTATGAATCTCTATACAAATAGTATAGGCAGTATAGGCGGTCATGCGAATGGAGGATTTGTAGAAAAAGAGCAGCTCTCATGGCTTGCAGAAGGCAATCGACCGGAAGTTGTTATTCCTTTAGATACTAATAAAAGAGCGACAGCAATGAGTCTTTACGAGCAGACAGGGGTACTGCTGGGAATAGATGCATTAGAATCGGCAAGAAGGAATGAAATTATGAATGATATCTCAAAGGCAATCACGGCACAAAAAGAAAATGTAAGTGTAAACGTAAACATACCAGAGATTGACTTTAAAAGACTTGCTAAAGATATAGCTAAAGAAATTGATTCGTCATTAAGGAGAAACCCGATTTCTCCAGTATTTGAAGTTAAAGATGGAGATGTTTACGATGTAAATTATGAGAAAATTGCCAGAAAAACTGCTCCCACGATTTCAAGAATTATATCAAAAAAACTTTAAAAATTAATCCATGTGCGATATAATGGGCGCATGGGAGGTATAATTTTATGAAAAAATGTCCAGAATGCGGAGAGATGAATGGTGATAATAATAAGTATTGCTATAAATGTAATACTTTTCTTGCTTCGGTTAGTAAGCAGAAAACTTATTGCCCAAAATGTAATCAGGTATATTATGATGAGATGATAGAAGTGTGCCCGAGTTGCGGGGGACATCTACAAGAATACAATGACGAAAGATTCGCTGATACCAGCGGATATGGCAATCATAGTGGAATATGGATGTATGTCCTTGCAGTATTAATACCTATAGTCGGTTTTGTATTGGGATTTATTTATTTGGCCCGAAGGGATGATGATATCGGTAAAAGACTCCTTATAACATCCGTTGCCTCATTATTTATATGGGCGTTTGTTTGGCTGATGTTAGTATTTTAGAATATATGTAAAATGTGAATAAAATTAATGAACCGTGGACCCCGCTTGAAAAATCAGGCGGGGTATTATTATGCCCGAAAGAAGGTGGTGCAATTGATTGCTTTTAACAATAATAACGACAAGCGGATAGGCGACGAGTGCTATATAGATGGCGTAGACGTATATCGTGAGTATGCGGCGGACCTGAAGGAGTTTTATATGCTACCCGGTGCCATCACTCTTGATTATACAGAGAATACTGGAGTGAGTGCATTTAATGTATATAGCAGTGCTTTGGATGGTAAAGGTGCGGTAATGGTGTTCTATGTCTGTGGAAACTCAGAAGAAGATCTGCAGGAAAACATTTCAAATCTGCTGGTAGCCTGTAGGAAATGTGTCATACAGACAACAGCAAGCCGATTTGAATACCCTGCGATCTTGACAGAATACAGTGACGATGATACAGGCGTGGAATATTACCACCTGGTAACGATGAATTTTATTGTAATCAAAAGGCTGCCGCTTGTCACACATGAGTTAACGGGGAATGGATCTGTAAAGAATTTGGGGAATGTGGAAAGCGGGATGCGGATGGAGATCACGCCAACAACGGCAACTTCATCTTTTAAGATAAATGGGATAACCGTAAAAAATTTAAAGGCAAAGGAGACGTTTATTATTGATGGAATCGAAGGGAAAGTCACCGCCGGTGGCATAAACCGCTTTTTGGATACGGATATTATAGATTTTCCGAAAATAAGACCGGGTATGAATGAAATCGTTATGTCGGCAAATATGCCGGTTAAGGTTTCATTTTACCCGGTTTTTATGTGAGGCGAATACCATGCTTAAAATATATGATGCAAGTGACAATAGTATATTGTATCCGCTCAACCTGCAAGGGAATGCATGGAGCATATGCCATAAGTATGACGGCAGGGATGTACTGACATTTGAACTCTCACCGGAACATGAATCGTACAAACATATCGCTGAAGAGGTCCGCATCACGGATGGGAATAACATCTATGCTGTAAAAAATGTGGATGAGCATGGCGGTATGGTAGTTGTGGACTGCGACATAGACCTGGATGCATGGAGAGAACGATTCTGGAAGGAATACCGAAAGACGAATGCATTACTCATAGAGGTTCTGGATGATATCAAGCCGACAGGGTGGACGATACTGGGCGCAGGCGTATTTACAAAGCGTGACACAGTGGAGGCATCCGAGGAAACTCCAATGGAATGCGTGGTATCCCTGGATATATTGACAAGGGCCTGTGAGATATATGGAGCAGTCGTTAATTATGATGTCCCTGGTAAAAAGCTATATGTGATAAACCCGGAATCTTATACAGATAGTGGCGAGTATTTTACCGACGAATTAAACCTGCGGAGCCTGGGGTTTACCGGGAACAGTGCTGATTTCGCCACAAGGCTGTATGCATATGGCAAGAAGGACGATGAAGGGATTCCCCTTACTTTTGCCGGAATCAATGGCGGGAAAGAGTATGTAGAGGATAAGACATACAGTAACCGCACGATATCTATAGGATGGAGTGATGAAAGGTATACAGTAGCATCCAGTCTTCTGCAGGCGGCAAAGGAGAAACTTAAAACCCTCGCATATCCGGTGCGCTCTTACGAATGTGATGTAAGAAACTTTAACGCTGATATGTGGCTGTATAAAATGGTCACATTGATTGACCGGCGGCGCAGAGTGCACATAAAGCACCGTGTGGTGGAATACCGTGAATATCCGAAACGGCATGATCTGGATGTTGTTACGATATCAGCCGCGGCTCCACGGATAGAAAGCACCATCAAGCAGGTAAAAGAAGAGATCAAGTCTCAGGGCCAGCAACAGAAGAATTTCATGGACGCGGCGATAGACCGTGCTACTAAATCTATAACAGGTGCCAAAGGAGGGAATGTCCGCCTGAACTATGACGCAGATCATAACCCATATGAGTTTTTGGTTATGGATACTAAAGATGTAAATACCGCAAAAAATATGTGGCGGTTTAATCTTGGCGGTCTGGGGCACTCAAAGAATGGGTATAACGGTCCGTATGAGCTTGCGTTAACTTCGGATGGGCAAATAAATGCCAGCCTTATAACGGTGGGAGAACTGAATGGAGCAATCATCAAGGCAGGCAGCATACAGTCAGAAACATTGTCATCAGAATATAGGCGCGCTGTTGAAAAATATAGCGAGAATAAAGCAACCGAAGCGCTGAATAACTCAAAGAAATATACAGACGGAAAATTGGTACTGTATTCCACTACAGAAGAGGTACGGACCGCCATTATACAATCTGCCGATGACATCAAGTTAGAGGCAGAACAGAAGTATACAACTACAATGTATGTCACGCAAGTGGTGGATGAGGCAAAGACTGCCGCAATCCAAGCCGGGAAGACGGCAGCTAACGCGGCAGAATCAAATGCAAATAAATCCACAGACGAAAAACTGAAGTTGTATTCCACGACGGAAGAAATGAGATCCGCTATCAATGTGAGCGCGCAGGGTATTGAGTTGGCAGCGGCAAAAACATATGCAACTTTTGCTTATGCGGAAACAGTAGCAGACAATGCAAAAAAAGAAGCTGTGAAGGAAGGACAGAGTGCGGCGGATACGGCAGAGAAAAATGCTACAGAAGCAGGTCAGAACGCGGCAGCACAGGCTCTTGTAGATGCTAAAGCGGCGATATCTCTTGCTTCGGATGAAATCACATCCAGCGTAAAGCGGCTGGAACAGGATACCAAACATAATTACGTCGTTAATGGTGATTTTTCAGATGGCTTAAACGAATGGACGGTATCGGATGAGACAGCAATAACCCTTGTAACGGATGATGTATTGGGGAAATGTGTGAGGTTTTCAGGTACTCCGACAACGGCTTATATACGGCAGTATTGGACGAACGTAAAAGCAGGTAAATTTAAAGTCAGGTTCAAGGCCGCTGCCGAACCGGGTAGTACAGCAAAAGCAAGAGTCCGGTGTAGTTTTAATTATACATCAAAGTACACACCTATAGGAGGAATCCCTCCAGGAGAGTGGAAAGAATTTGAACTTGAATATGATGTGACAACAGATGGAAACCGCTATTTTTACATTTATGATAATGTGAGCGGCGTACCAGTATATGTCAAAGATGTAGAGCTGTTAGGAAACTATGAAAGTTATAATGAAGCACAATTGACCATCCTGAGCAATAGCATTGAGAGTAAGGTCGCACAAAATGAATTTGCGAGCTATGTAACGCAATATTATGACAAGGTGATAACGGCCTTTAATAACAGCAGTAAATATGTTCAGATCAGTGCCGGTGAGATTGCTATATACGATGGAGCCGTGAATAGTAGTAAAAAGCGTTCTGCTTTTGATGAAAGCGGCAATCATTTTTGGAGGGATGGGTATTATGTAGGGAAAATTGGTACGAATCAATGGGCAAAGAATTCAGCCCATAAAGGGCTTGTTATTGACCTGGAATATCAAGGCAAATACATGGCGCTTGCTTATCGTACGTCATCATCAGCTACGACATATACGACAATGCTATGTTTCAGCCAGGCAAATAGTATTTTTGATGAAAAAGGTTTGCATTTAGGGGCTGACCTTTACAGTGAGGGATACGACGTCAATCTGGGCAGTTCTGGATGTATGACGAGCTGGAACGGTGCCATAGGCGCTCAGACGGGGTCCTTTATTGTTTGCAATACTGGTAGCAGTACAAGTTATTTTCGGGCAGAGCCGGACCGCACATATGTGCAAAAACTTGATGTAAATGCAGGAGGTGTGAACGTTTATAACGGCACGGGAGTGGATTTTTACACAGACCTGAATATGCACGGATATGACATTTACAACCAGTCAGACGAGCGTATAAAGGCCAATATCGCAGACCCAGAAGTGGATGCACTGGAAAAGCTTTTGCAAATAAATGTAAAACAGTTTGACTGGAGAACAGATGGTACCCACGTTCCGATGGGTGTGATCGCACAGCAGGTCATGCAAGTTATCCCAGAGGCAGTAACAAAGCAGGAGAATGGTTTGTACGCTGTCAGCTTTATGAAATTTGTAGCATATTTAATCCGTTCCGTACAACAGCTATACGAAATGATTAATCCGGTGAATGCCATATCACTATTGGAAAATACGGGAGTGAAAACGGTTTACACTGATGAACAAATTGAAGAGGCTGTTAAACTTGCAATGGACCCGAAACCAAAAGAGTTAGATTTCGAGAAGCCAGAACCACTAGAAATGACTATAGATATGGAGGTATAAAATGAAGAAAAAAGAAGCTCCTGAAATGAGAAAAGTACAGATTTCGACGCCTGTAGCAATCAGCAGGGCCGAAGCTGAAATCGGTGACGCCGTTATGGGAGTTGCCCGAAAGTATGGACTTACGAGCACATGGCTGGACTGTGCACTGGCGAATGTGGTTGTAAAAGTGAAAGAAATGAGGGCTTCCGAATATGCTGCGGAGTTGACGAGAATGACAATTGAAATGGATGCGATCCAGAGAGAGGCAGCCGAAAAAGAAGGTGATGAAAATGAGCGAACTGAAGATAATTAAGGATGATATCGTACTTGATTTTTACAGCAGTGGCACGGAAGTGGTCTATGCAAAACAGGGAGATACAGGCCGCGTCCTGAAGATCGCATTGAGGGAGGCAGGGAAGGAATACCAGATACCTGCCGGAGTTACCGCAAGAATTGCCTGCGGTACTTTTTGGAACGAATGTACCATTCAGGATAATAAAGTGCTGGCTCCTTTGTCATCCGATATGTTGTACAGCGGCAGGCAGCCTTGTCAGATAGAGCTTATGATGGGGGATGCAAGAGTATCAACAGCAAATTTCATCCTTTATACTGAAGCATCAGCCAGGGATGATAACGCTATTATGGGATCTAATAAATACGGTGTGCTTGATGGTCTTATTGACAAGGCATTTAATGATGCGGAACAGACCGGAAAAGATGCGGAGCAGACGGCGGCTGACAGGAAAGCTACAGGAGAGGACAGGGGGGCGGTCGCAGCGGACAGAAAGGCAGTTGAAAAAATCAATAATGATTTCACCCTCACCGCACAGCAGGCCGTAACTGACGTAAACAATGCCGGCCAGACTCAGACACAGCGAGTCAATGAGGCCGGAGACACCCAGGTATCCCGCATCCAGGCGGAGGGCACCACCCAGGTAAAAAATGTCCAGACAGCCGCGGCAGAGATAACCGCAGACCGCACTCAGATACATACTAACCGGGATAACACCGCACAGCTCCAGCGTACCACGGCAAGCGCAATCATACGGGAGGCGGCGGGGAGCTTTCTTACCCTGGAGGATGCGGCGGAGGGCAAAGGATACCGCAAGCTGGATGTGCAGGGGATGACGGTGCAGGATGGGGTTCCGGAGCCGGAAGCAGAAGCGCCGCTGAAAAATGTAGGGGTACTGAACCCGAAGACCGGTAAGTATGAGGTGAAGGTGACATCGTGTAAAAACAACCTGCTTGATATGACCGGAGCAAAAGGCGGTACCGCTGCGGGAATAACTACAGTCGTAAACCCAGATGGTACATTAACCAGTAATGGCACTGGTACAGGTGCGCCAGTCGCTGTATGGTTGTTAGGCAAGTATACAGCAGATATTACAGGCGATAATGTATTAATGGTGCTCCAAGCCGGTAAAACATACTATATATCAGATGTAGTATTGTTTATGGGCACAGAATATCCGGCACAATACAAATTTTTTGTTGACCCGGAAAAATATCCCGAAGGTTTTAAGGTCACAGGCGTACGCCATGCTCAAATAGATTCCGGAACGGTGCTGACAAATAAAGTCTATTATCCCCGTGTAATACTGGGAGACAAAGACACCGGCTGGGAACCCTACAAAGGCCGCACAGCCACCGTAACCTCAGACCGTCCGCTTACACAGTGGGACAAGCTTACATGCAGGGATGGCGTGTGGGGATGCTTATACGACATAGGCAAAGACACAGAGACATGGACGCCTCTCACAGACCAGGAGCAATCCGCCATGAACGCCCTGTGCAGTTATGCCGGTACCACCCACATCTGGACAGATGACCCGCTACAGCCTGTTATCTCCCTGGAGTACACCGTGGACACAGAGACATACATCCGGGAGACATTAGGAGGGTTAAGGCTCTCTATAAATCCCAATGATATGGGACTGGACATTAATTATTAAGAAGGAGGTAGATACTATGAGTACAATTAACATTCCCCGCGAATCGACCATGCAGGAGATAGCTCAGGCGCTCAATCTCATTGCTATATCGGTCACGGGGCAGACACCGGAAATAAGTACGTGGGCATCTGTACAGCGCATAGTTCGGAGTGGATTTGGGAAAAAAGCATTTCCTGTCGGGTCGCAATTGAGGGTGCAGCATGAAACATACGGAGAGATAATCTGGGATGTAGTAGCCCACGATTATGACAAGGACCCAAATGGTAGGATGGAACACAGTATGACTCTACTGAGCCATGATTGTGTCATCAACTCAATCCAGTTTGATAATACAGAGGCACTTTATAAAGCAGAAACAACGATGGCGGCAGGAACCTATCATTTTACGCTACTGGCAGGATACGATACCAGTTATGGAGGTGGTAAGACGCTACAGTTTACGCTTACAAAAGCCGTGCCTGCGGGCGGGGTGGTTATGTTTCCGTGGTCGTATAATACGCAGTCAACAGCCACAAAGATAAGTACATATGAGACGCAAGTAAGCACTACAGCTCTGGAGACGGTGACGGTCACAGAGGGCACCGGGGGAACGGATCTAGGAACCGCAGACGGAAAAGGAGCACTCAACCACACGCACCGCATCCGGTACGGTTCCAGTAACTGGAAGGAGTCAGCACTGAGACAGATGCTGAACAGCGATAAGGCAGTAGGAACATTTTGGACACCGCAGACAAAATATGATAGGCCGCCAACGTGGAACGCTTCAATAGCTGGATTTATGGCTGGACTGCCGGCAGACTTCCTGGAAGTGGTTGGAATCTGTTCGCACATAACGAAGTCCAACGGCATCCACGAGGAGGCGGATGAGTTGAACAGTTCCTATGAAACACAGGACAGATTCTGGCTGGCATCATACTCAGAGGTGTTCGGAGGCATGGAGAACAATGTGGCAGACGGAACACAGTACCCATATTACAGCGGAGCACTGGCCGCTGACAGAATCAAATACAATAGCAGCGGAGCTGCTAGGTTCTGGTGGTTGCGGTCTCCGAACCCCTGGGTCACTTACTCTGTGCGCCTTGTGCGCCCTGACGGTTCTGTGGGCAGCGACTATGCGCACAGTTCCCTCGGTGCGGCGGTGGCTTGTGCAATCTACTAATTATCAAAATAAGATAGGAGGAAAGATATGGGAATAATGGTGACAGAAAGTGAAAGATTGGCGAAAATGCAGAAATTATATGAAACCACAAAGGCAGAGCAGTCCGATGTACAACAGACAGCTTATGAAACAGCAGTTAGCGAAAAAGATGTGGAAGCGGCGGCGGAAACAGCAAGGAAAATCAGAGACAAAATGTTGGCAGAGAGCGACAAAGAAGTTGTGCTTGACAGACTGGGCTTACAGGTGCCAGCCGGAAAGACATTTACTGTATGGTTAGATTTTTTAACCACACTGGGGCAAGCCTTAAATGGTGAATGGACGCGATACCGGGAGGCATTAAGAGATATACCAGAGCAGGATGGCTTCCCATTTGAGATTAAGTGGCCTGTCAAACCAAGCAAAACCCTAGTGCTGGAACCGGTTGAACCAGAGCCTACCCCAGACCCAGTAGACCCGCCGGTTGCCCCGCCGGTTGACCCGGTAGAGTAACCGCATATGGCAGAGATAAGAGCAGGACCGGAGACGGTCTTATTTTTATATCATAAAGCAGCTTGGTAGGCGGGAAGGAGAGCATGTTGCACGAAATAATCGCATATATCGACAACAACTGGGTTGTCTGGCTGTTTGCTGCGATTACGGCAATCATAGGCGCAGGATACAGGAATTTGGCGAAAAAGCAGAAAGAGGAATCAGAAAAGAATAAGGCGATAAGCAGCGGTATGGAAGCCCTGCTTAGAGATAGGATCATACAGGCATACAACCATTACAAAGAAAGAGGCAACTGTCCTATTTATGCAAAGGAGAATGTACGCCGCATGTATGAGGCTTACCATACGCTGGGAGGGAACGATGTCGCCACGAAGTTAAAAGATGAATTATTGAACATGCCAACAGATTCAGACGAAAAGGAGATTTGATTATGGATTTAGGATTTATACAGGATTATTATATTCCGGTAGTATTAGTGGCCTGCCTGGTAGTAGGTTATTGCATTAAACATATCACATGGCTTGATAAGGTCAGTAACCAGTACATACCCTCTATTTTAGCTGTTCTTGGCGCTATCCTAGGATGTGTGGCAAATGGTACCATAACGCTGGAGACAGTGGTGTATGGCGCTTTTACAGGACTTGCAAGTACAGGACTACATCAGGCTTTTACAAAACTGATTAATAGAGATGGTAAAAAAGAAACAGAGGGCGAGTGATCGCTCTCTTTTTGCGCCGGCGCAATGCCGGGGGAAGGACACAACTATGAAGACATTAAAGATTATTGATGTATCAGAACACAACGGGAGAATTAACTGGGAGCAGGCCAAAAACCATATTGACGGAGCGATTATCCGGTGTGGATACGGTATGGACCAGACTGATCAGGATGATAAATACTGGAAACGCAATGCAGACGAGTGCACGAGACTTGGTATTCCATTCGGGGTGTATTTGTACTCTTATGCTGACACAGACGCAAAGAGCCGTAGTGAGGCCGCACATGTGCTCCGGTGTATTAAGGGATACAAACTGTCATATCCCGTATACTATGATCTGGAGGAAGAAAAGGAAGGAACCCGCAGGCAGGCTGTAAGAGGGGCGAAAATCTTTGCTGATATTGTGGAGGCGGCAGGTTACACCGTGGGCATCTACGCCAACGAGAATTGGTACAAGACCATCATCGGCAGCGCTCTGGACAAATATACTAAGTGGGTGGCTAAGTACAGCTCTAAGGCTCCGAATGTGCCTGACGTGGACATCTGGCAGTACAGCAGCTCTGGAAGCGTGCCAGGACTGACCGGTAATGGAGGCAGAGTTGATGTCAACCATTGTTACCGAGATTTTGTGTCAGAGATTACAGGTGGATGCGCTCCGACGTCAAAGCCTGACACCGCCAAACCTGCACCCGGATACAGCCCGATCAGGAGAGACGGACAGATACATCTTAATAACTTTACGAGTGTTGGGATTGATGTAGATGGTGAAGACGGGCCTGAGACAAGGCGGGGAGCTGTTATGGTACTGCAGACAGGTCTTAACATGGATTACCGCGCTGGCCTGGATGTAGACGGTATCTGGGGACCTGCGACAGAACGGGCGCTGGGCAGCCACTATGTATGCAAGGGAGAGTGTCAGTACATGGTGACGGCACTGGAGATCCTGCTTATGCTCAAAGGCTACAACCCTCAGGGCGTAGAGTGTCCTGGCAGCTTCGGCACTGGCCTGGAGGCAGCCGTGCGGCAGTACCAGCGTGACCACGGGCTTACTGTGGATGGTATCGCAGGATATAAGACATTTAAGAGCTTGCTGTAATCCGGCTCGACGTCGAGTTTCTGACATAATAATAGCCCCGGTGATGAGCCGGGGCAAACAAAAGGGAGCCAGCTACAGCCGGTCCCCAGATTCGTGTTTTACACAGTTAATGTGTACGCAAGCATCATATCATATAAAGCATTTGTTTACAAGTTTAAATAACAAACAAATCCATGTTTTTCCCTTATAGTAAAAAAACCGCCAAATGGCGGCCCCGCGTCCGACGACATTACATGTCGCTTAAACGTTAATTCGGTTGAGCGGGTATACAGCATATTTCTATCTGCAAGTATATAATAGCAGTTTTTGAAGCGGTTGTCAATATACTGACAATTAATTGACAATATTTTGACAGCCAAAAACAGATATTATTTTACACAATATGCAGAAAATGGCCGACAAGTCCGGCAAGATGTGTTATACTGATAAAACAGGAGCACTACTGTAACTATCAACGCACAGAGGGCAACTGTAAAACGCTGTAAGGCTCCGGGTCTCCCGCCGGGGCCTTTTATAATTAAAAAAAATTGGTTATACTTCAATAATACAGTATTGTAGTATCATTTAATCAAAATATGCATAAAATAATCATGAAATGCTGATGAAATATTTTAAAAATGATTGATTTTTAACAAATCCGTAGTATACTAAAGGTGAACAAAGTAATGATAAGTAACGTTAAATGGAAGTGGATAACAATTTGTTTATTTATCATACAATTATGTATACGGGAGGGAAAAAGCTATGGCGAATGTATTTGATGTTGCAAAATATGTTTTAAAAAGACTTGGACCCATTACTACCATGAAACTTGAAAAAGAAGTGTATTATTGCCAAGCGTGGTCATTGGGATGGGATGAAAAGCCATTATTTCATGAAGACTTTCAAGCGTGGGCTAACGGACCTGTTTGCCCGGAACTTTTTCATAAGCATAAAGGCAAGTTTGTAATTGATGAAACGTTGTTTGATGATATCCCAGATTGTGTGTTTACTATGGATGAGATAGAAACAATGGACGCAGTTTTGGACTATTATGGAGATAAAGAGCCGCAATGGTTGAGTGAGCTTACGCATAAGGAAGCACCTTGGAAATCAGCTAGGGTTGGAGTACGAGCTGGGCAGGCATGTAGTAATGTAATTAGCAAAGAAAGTATGATGCAATATTACGGAGGCTTGCAATAATGGGTAAGAAAAAGATAGTTAAGCAAGCGGAAAGTGCAAAGAGTTCTAAAATGCCTAAAGTTGTTGAAAACCCAGAGGGATACTTAAAAAAGCATCCTATCTGGGCTTTTCAACGTTGTGATGTTAATCATGAAAAATGGTCAATAAAGAACTGCAAGAACTTTAATGAAGAAATATTAGATAAGTTAATCTCCTTTGAAGGACAGACATGGGCAGAAATACAATCTGCGTCGGGTGGACGGAGGAATGGTACGAATAGCCATTTTGAAGATATAGCTATTCTTTGTAAGGACGCCCAGAGACGAATTGAAGAATTACATTTAGATATTGACCAGGTTTTTTCGTTGAGATTAACAGCGACATTGCGAATTTATGGTATTCTGGAAAATGGTGTTTTTAATGTATTATGGTACGATCCTAATCATGAGATTTGTCCTGCTGTTAAAAGATAAAATACATAAAAAGCTGTAAGGCCCCGGTTCTTCGCCGGGGCCGTCAATAGTTTAAATCTTTTTATACTGCAATTTGATATGATGAGAATTGCCGTCATTGTCTATAACATCAAAGTAAGGATGTTCGTTACCAGTGAGGACTTCATTTGGTTCATAATTCCAACCCCACGGAGCCATGAGCATGATATCTCCTGCATTTGTCTCAAACATTTCCCAATTTTCAGGTATTTCTATTTCTACCTTGTCACTGCATGTAGCAGTGGCATGAGGAGCATTTGCCGTCCAAACCTGTTTTTTCTCTGCGGAGAGTACCCCGTAATTTATATATCCTGTAAATTTTTTCATCTTTGTATCCCCCTTGTATTTTATAATTTAATTTGTTATAATCTACTTGCTGGGGGAGCGGTGGCAAGCCCGCCCTCCTCTGGTATCTGTTTAAGCTATTTTCTTTTTTAATTCTTCCACTTCTTTTTGCAAGTCTTTAATCATCTGCAAAAGCAAGCTTGTGTTTTCATTTTCAAGTTTGTTGATTCTGTAATACTGTTTGAGTTCATCCATGTTTGATTCCAGCCTATTCATTTTGTCTGTAAGCCTCAATTGAACATTGTCAAGTTCGTTTAGAATCATGTTTGTTTGTGAATTAAGTAAATCAGCAATTGATTTTAAATCTTTTTCATCTAACATTTTTAAACCTCCATATTTGATTTGTTAAAGATGCTTGCCCTTCTTTAACTATATTTATTATATCATTATTGGTAACCAATGTCAATGTTCTTCTATCTTTTTTTCTATAATAATTTTCCCGTTTATCATAGAAACGGTTACCTTTCTATCTTCTTGTGTTACCCCTAGTTCCTTGACCATATCTGCCGGAAGGCTTATTTTATAATTAACAGAAGCCTTTCCTGCAGTTCCGCCTGCTTTGGCTATAATTATATTCCTATCAACCATTACTACATCTCCTCTTATCATATTTGATATATACATTATAATACGATTGGGAACCAATATCAAGAAAATATTACTGGAGCATGACATATACTTATACGCAGAACGGCCGACACCATTACAGTGCCGACCGCCTGCGACGAAAAAGAATATTCATACTTTTGGTTGCAAATAAATGATACAACATAATTGGGATTAGAGCAATAGATAATTGTGGACAGTTTTCGACATTACGCCAACATATGTCGTTTGTATCTATATCCTATGGGGCGTTCTTCTGGATATGCCTTGTAATATAGGTACAGGGCATACTGTACGGATACGCTGCCGTGTGCGGGTAACTCAGGGTTCTTCTTCAATGCCGCACTATATAATAAGTAGGCATCGTGATTTTCAAATACAAGATTATTGTTTTTCATGCGTGCCACCTTCTTTCTAATATAACGAACAAATGTTCTCTTACATACTTCGATTATACGAATGTATGTTCGATTTGTCAATAATAAAAAACTGGCAGTTTTTGCTGCCAGCTTTAAATATTTTGCTTTTATTCATGTGCAAAATTGGTCATTAATTCTGATTAGTGATTATTCACAATGATTTGTTGGCAACACGTTGGTAACAAATCACCTATTCACCCTGCTAATATAAGGGGTGATTACTTATCCAGAGTATAAGTAAAATGTAGTGCGATAGTATAAGATAAAGCCTGGAAAGCGATATTTCCGGGCTTTTTTCTTTTGTGCAATATCACTAAGAGATACTTAAAAATAGTCAATTGGTATCAAATTGGTAACACGTTGGTAACAAATCATTTGATTTTATTTACCTCATGGAGCATGTCTTGTATGGTTATATGTGTATACACCTTTTGTGTGATACTACTGGGAGAGTGCCCTACAATCTTCTTTAAGCACAGGTCATCAAGTTTGTATCTATGGGCCAGTGTGACAAATGTATGCCTTGTATCATGGAAACGGTGGTTAGCCTTCAGACAATCATTTAATCGTTTTAGATTTCTGTTCACGAAATTATTATATAAAACTACGTTTCCATTGGAATTAACTATTAAATTTTCTTTGTTAAAATCGTAGAAGTATTTGACAAAATCATAAATTTTATCATGTATAGGTACATAGCGTACGCTTGTATTGTTTTTGGCAAGTTCTTTTGGCACATATATATATCGTTCTTCAAGGTTACAGTTCTCATGCGTGTTTTTCAAAAGCTCATTTACCCTCATACCTGTGTATATAAGGATTAGAAGTATTTTTGCGTCCCAGTTATCTGAAATTCCCCACAGGGCATCTATTTGTTCATCTGTGAATATTTCACGTTCAATCACCGGTTCCGAATATTCAATGTTTATAAATTCGGAATAATCTTTGCTGACCAAATTGTTCTGTAAGGCATACTGAAAAACTGTATGCATAACGGTTTTTATATTCTTTTTAGTAGAACTTCCAAATGGGCAGTTATTAATAACCTCTGTAAGCATATTAGTCGTAATGTCTCTTACTTTTATATCATTTATCATTTTACAATGTTTTAGCGCAGCTTCACGTACGGTTATTGAAGACTCAGATAAATTTTTATAATTATTCTTTTTCCATAGATCGTAAACTTCTTTGAATGTTATATTGTTTTTGTCAATACTAAATGGATTCATATTATATTCTGCCAGAGCATTAAGGGCTTCCTTTTTGCTTACGTAGTATCCCAGGACTGCGCGTGTTGGCTTGTATCCTTTTATCTGTTCATCATATACTGGATCTCCGCTTATACGTGCTACATATGGTTTTCTGCGATTCCCGCTTAATTTTGTAACACTTCCATATCCATTTGGTAACTTCACATGTATCCCTCCTTAAAAATGAGTATAAAAAAGACAGATGGTCTCTTGCCACCTGTCACCGAAGATGATACAATATAAATGCTAGATTTTGTATCATCTCTTCGGAGATATAAACCGTTCTGGGTTGCCGCCCAGGGCGGTTTTTTCTTTTGTTGTAGTTTGCTTCATACCGTGCATATTTATTTTACCAGTATTTAGAGAACGTATATATTTCCCTTTCTTTTCCTGTTCTGAAACCGATACGAATTCAAGATCGCTCAAAGATCCGCTCACAATATATTGAAATATTTCATATTTTAAATTATCTAATCTATGACCTATAACAGTTATAGGAACATTAAACTTTGGAGCGATGTCAGCTTTGAATCGTTCTATTTCATTTTGTGGAGTAGTAAAGTCAATTGCATTCCTCACTATTGGTAAAAAACTGTAACTAGGTATTAAAAATTCAGCGGCTCCTTCATTGGCCTGCCATTCTAAATATGGGTCCTGGTTTGCTGTAGGTCCATCAAAGCAGTTAAATGTTTTGCGGTTAAGATGTCTATGTAAATTCAAGTGAAGAGTTTCATGCCCGCAATCAAAATTTTGCTCAGAGTAGGAGCGTTTGGAATTCAACAGAATTATATCACAGTTGGATTCATCTCCTACAACTGACATCCCCCTCAGTCCTTTGGTCTTAAATGGAATGATTTCTATGTTTACTTTCATTCTTGTCAAATCTGATATTAAATCAATCCCATAACCAAATTTGTCATAACCAAGACATTCTTTCAAACGCCATACCTTTCTATATAAGGTGGCTTTGGTAAGACTTGGTCCCATGTTTTATTTTTTGTCTCCTCTTAATCGTTTGATGGTTTCAAGCGCAAGACGGATATCGTCTGGATCAATACCGCTGTCTTGCGCCTCTTTTGCATAGGATAGATAAACCCCTTTTATATCACTATAAGGATTTTTGTGTTCTTCAGCTACTTCTTTTCCTGTTGTGAGGTAATCTAAAGAAACCCCAAAGTAATCAGCAATTTTCTTTAAAGTGGCTGTCTTAGGTGTTATTTTCCCCATTTTCCAATCAGACAAAGATGATTGGGAAATACCTGTTGCTTTACTTACTTTATACGGAGTTACTCCGTGTATTTGTAGTAACTGTTCAAATATCTCATACATAACCTGTTCACCTTTCACAAAAATGACAAATACTAAGAAAACACGGAATAAAGCCCTTGACCTATCCGTGAAAACGTAGTATAGTATGAGCATACAAAGTATTTACTTAGTAAATGCATGTATGCTACGTTAATATAAATGCTTCGCTTGATAAACAAAGTATATCATGTTTCCGTAGTAAATTCAATAGTAAAAGGAAAGGTGGTGTAATTTTTTTGTACGAAAAATACGAGAGATTACTTATTGAAAGAAATCTCACTTCTTACAAGGTATCACAGGATACAGGTATAGCCCAATCATCTTTATCTGATTGGAAAAGAGGAATTAGTAACCCTAAAGTTGATAAGTTGAAAATTCTAGCCAAATATTTTGATATTCCAGTTGATTACTTCCTTGATGAATAGTATAGCAGAACTTATGTTCGTTTTCAAATGGAAAATTTACCATTGTTTGTATAATGAAACAATTGTATATCAACAGATTACAAACAATCTAAAAACTAGAGTGATTGCTCTGTAAAACATGGCAAATTATAGGAGGTAAGTATGGAAAACGATGCAAAAGAAGAGAACAGCCTTGCCGACAGAGTGGCCCGAAAGATTTTATCAAGTGTATATCCTCAATTTGGCACAGGTAGTGTTCCGACAAAGGTAGCAGCACAGGTTTTTGGAAAATCAGAAACATGGGTGAGAGAAGGAATAAAGAATAAGCTTTTGCCTATTGGGGTTGTGACGGAGACAGAACAGAGAACTAACGTGTATATATCACCTAAATTGCTTTGGGAATTTACAGGATATGCATGGAAAGGAGAGAAGGAAGCATATGGAAGAAATTAAAATTCAAGGTACAGAACTACGAATTAAAGAATATGACGGAAAAAGAGTCGTTACCTTCAAGGATATTGATACAGTACACCAGCGCCCGCTGGGAACCGCAAGCAGGAACTTCAATCAGAACCTTGTCCGATTTTTAGAAGGAAAGGATTTCTATAATGTCAAATTAACGGACAACGAAATTCGTAGAGCGTTCGGTGTAGGGCTTACACAAGGAAATGTTAAGGTTCTTACAGAAACGGGATATTTGATGCTGGTAAAGTCCTTTACAGATGATTTGGCCTGGGAGGTCCAGAGGGATTTGGTCAATACATATTTTAAGGCCAGAACAAAAGAATATCATCAGACGGTCACAGTGACAGAAACACAGAAGTCGGCACAGGAAAATCCTGAAATCCTTATACGGGCAGTTGAAGCGCTGTCTGGATGCCAGGAAGGTAACAGGCCATATGTATTAAACATCCTGCGGCACATCATACCGGATATTGACCAATTCCCGACAGAAGAAAAAAAGACAAAGGTCAAGGTTGAAACTAAGGCCGAAATCAAGGAACCGAAGACAGTGAAAAAGAAAAACGAATTCTGGCGGCAGGGTGTTGATATCGACGTAGATAAGATGCTGCTTACAGCCGCGGAGCAGGGGATATCCATTACAGAACTGGCGAAGCGATCACAGGTCACAGTAACTACCATGACAAGCTGGATAGCCGGTAAGCACAGGCCAGTGCAAGAAAATCGGACAAGCGTATGTGTAGCGCTGGGGAAAGATGAAAATTATCTTACTCCGCGGGGAAGAGGTGGGAGATGAAAAACGCAACCATAGCCGCGCTGATCGTACTGGTTACATATGGAGTAGACCCATACGCAGTATTGCTGTATGCGGTGACAGTATTCTGCTTATATGCAGTGGAATACTGGGTAAAAGAAGTTAGGAGGGAGGAAAAAAATTGAACATAGAAGACCATAAGATTTACGCTGCATTCCGGTTAATGGAGCAGTGCAGAGTCAACGATGATATCCATAGGCGTATCCTTGGCACCGGCATAGAGCTGTGCCTGGAAACCCTGGGAATTAATCTAAACAAAAAAGCCCCTGGAGCCGGCAAGCAATCAGGGACTAAAGAAAACCAATCATCCTCATTATAGAGGATGCTAGGAGGAAATGTCAATGGATGGGAAAGATATTTTACAAAAATACAGACCGGTTATCCATGAGATGATGCGGGATGTTGCGGAAAACCCCATACCGTATATAACAGTAACAGTGTGCCCGGATTACTGCATAGCCCTTTCAGGCGGTGCAGAATTGTCTATTGTGAATGGCAACGAGAGGATAGAGGAGGTCAAAAGGTAATGTATTACGAAGGTATCGGCCCTGAGCAGGGCACAGTTGTAAATGATGAAGACGCTTATGCATATGCGCTTGAACGGTGTTTGTCCGGTACGGAAGAGGATAAACAGGAGTTCAGAGAGATGCTGGTGGAATGGTTTTATTCCGGTAACTGGATAAACAATGGAAAATGTTAGGAGAATATTATGGAAGAGATGGTTTTACAGGAACAGAAACATGAGGTGGCAAATCCTTTTGCAGATACAGTCAGTTTTAGAAAACTTTTTGATATTGGTAAGATGTTCGCATCATCTGCCCTTGTACCCCAGACTTATCAGAATAGGCCGATGGACTGCACCATAGCCGTAGATATGGCAAACCGGATGGGAGTTAGTCCCATGATGGTGATGCAGAATTTGTATGTTGTCAAAGGCAAACCGCAGTGGAGTGGACAGGCGTGCATGAGCATGATCAGAGGCAGTGGAGAATTTAAAAATGTACGCCCGGTATATACGGGGACAAAGGGAGAAGACTCCTGGGGGTGTTATATCCAGGCAGAGTACCGAGACACAGGTGAGATTGTAAAGGGGACTGAGGTCACAATCGGTATGGCAAAAGCAGAAGACTGGTATAACAAAAACGGAAGCAAATGGAAGACCATACCAGAGCAAATGCTTGCATACAGGGCAGCCGCATTTTTCGCACGTGTTTACATCCCTAACGCTTTAATGGGGGTATATGTTGAGGGAGAAGCGGAAGATATATCCAAGGAAGAGCGTGATAGGACAGATAACCCTTTTGACATACCAACGGATGTTATGGAAGAAGCGGAGGAAGTGTTTAAATGAAGCTTACAGCAGAGAATTATTACAGTGCTGAAGCCAACCGGGAATACATATCTGTAAGCCAGTACAAGGACTTCTGCGGGACGCTCGGTAAGCCAGCGTGCGAGGAAATGGCCCTGGCGAAGATGAACGGAGAGTGGGAAGAGGAAAAGACAATACCTCTCCTGGTTGGCTCCTATGTAGATTCATATTTTGAAGGTACTTTGGAACAGTTCAAGACAGAAAACCCAGAACTGTTTACAAAGAAGAAAACACTCAGGAGTGAATACAGGAAAGCGGACGATATTATAGACCGAATCGAAAGGGACCGCTTATTTATGCGATATATGAGTGGAGAGAAGCAAAGGATATTCACAGCGGATCTGTTCGGAGCAAAGTGGAAGGCCAAACTTGACAGCTATATCCCCGGGAAATGCATTGTTGATCTGAAAGTAATGCAGTCATTAAGAAAGGCCCATTACACTCATGACTTTGGAATGATGGATTTTGTTAGATACTGGGGGTATGACATCCAGGCTGCGGTGTATCAGGAAATCGTATATGTCAATACCGGTGAGCGGCTGCCGTTTTACATAGCAGCTGCATCGAAGGAAAAAGAGACCGATATAGAGATCATCCAGGTGCCGCAGGAGTGGATAAACGAGAGGATAGTAGAGGTTAAGAGCAATACGGATAAAATATTGATGCTTAAAATCGGAGAGATTGACCCAATACGGTGTGATGTTTGTGATTACTGTAAGCATACAAAAGTGCTTACGGCTCCGATATGGCCCGATGAATTGTTGGGAGAGGTGTAAATGGATTCTATACTGACAAAATACACAGATTTTTGTGCTTTCTGCGGCAGGCCCACAACAGAAACACATCACTTATTGATAGGCCCGGCCCGAAAGAGAGCTGACCAAGATGGACTTACTCTTCCGGTATGCAGCAATTGCCATACAATGGCAGAGCCGCTTATGAGCCTGCATAAAAATCCAATGGCGATGAAGCTGTGTAAGATGCTGGGACAGATGGCCTATGAGAAAAGAGCAGTTGCAGATGGATACACAGAAGACGAAGCACGGGAGAAATTCCGACAAAGATACAGAGAATGTTACTTGTAATGGATACGCGTTAAGCGGTTCATACTATATATCACGCCACTTTCCCCGGTTTCGGCCGGGGAGAAGGGAGGGCAAATGACGAGAGAAGAAATACAGAAAACGGCAGAATCCTATTTTGTAAGGATAGGAGACGGTCATAAAAACGGAATACATAGACCTGATATCAAACAGCCTGAAATGGACCGAGTAGACAGAGCGCTGCGCAGGATGATAAACCGTGAGAACAAAAACGGAGATTGCATCATCTGCGGTGATACCGGATACTACCGTCCGATACCTTCAGATCCAGTGGATGCGCTGGAATATAAGGCATACCGGAAAATGGATGATTCCAGGGCACATGACTTGATTGTAAAAGGCCACCTTATGGATATGGCCTTTGAGAACAGGAGGAAGGAGGGAGCACATGCAGTACAGATTCGTGATCAAAGGGAAGCTGCCGGGGTTGAACGATTACCTGAAGGCAGAGAGGAGCTTTCACCGTGGGCATAGTTGCGGCAACGATATGAAGCAGGAATATCAAATGCTCGTCTCAAACGCCATTAGAGCCAGTTTAAAGCGCCAGGCGATAAAATCCCCCATCACTATCCATTACTCCTTCTACGAGCCAAATAGACGGCGTGACCTGGATAATATAGCTGCCGTGGCCCACAAGTTCATCCAGGACGCCCTGGTGAAATGCAGGGTGATAGAAAATGACGGATGGCAGTACATAAAGGGCTTTTCGGATGAGTTCCACGTGGACAAGCATAACCCTAGAATCGAAGTGACATTGATTGAGGCAGGTGATAAGGATGGAAGGGTGGATAAAGCTACATAGGAAAACGCTTGATAATCCTATTGTCTGCAAAGATGCTGATCATCTGGCGGTATGGGTATATCTCCTCCTGAAAGCCTCGCATGGGACATGTCCGGTGATGTTTAAGGGAGAGAAAATAATGCTTCAGCCTGGGCAGTTGATAACCGGCAGGCTTAAAATTGCCGCTGATTTATCTGTGAACGAAAGTAAGGTGAAGAGAATCTTAAACGCGTTCAAAACTGACCAGCAGATTGACCAGCAAGCAAGTAATAAAAACAGCCTGATTACAATACTTAACTGGGAATCTTATCAGAAAAGTGACCAGCAGACTGACCAACAAATGACCAGCGAACGACCAGCAAGTGACCAGCAAGTGACCACAAACAAGAATGAAAAGAATGAAAAGAATGAAAAGAATAAAACATTCAGCCCGCCTACGGCAGATGAGGTGACAGCATACTGCCGGGAAATGGGATACAAAGTCAACCCGGATGCGTTTGTTGACTTTTATGATTCCAAAGGCTGGATGGTTGGTAAAAACAAAATGAAAGACTGGAAAGCGGCTGTTAGGAATTGGAACCGTAGCCAGCGGCAGGAATCGACCGCCAAAGGGAAAGCGACGAAGTTCAGCAATTTCCAGGGACGCAAATATGATGTTGATAGTTTAGAGAGCCAGTTATTACAGGTTGGCACAGGGAGGATAAAACATGAAAGCATATAAAGGATTTAAAAATGACATGACGTGTAGAGGTTTCCGGTACGAAGAAGGAAAAGAGTACCACGAAGAACGCGCAGAATGCTGCGATACAGGATTCCATGCTTGTGAATATCCACTTGACTGCTTTAGGTATTATGCGCCTGCAGATAGCGTATACCATGAGGTCGAACAGACAGGAGACATTGATAAATCTGAAGGTGACAGCAAAGTAGCTTCCACAGAGATAAAAATAGGAGCGAAGATTGGTATACCCGGTCTGGTGCAAGCAGCTATAGAATACACATCAAAACGGTGTGAAAAAAAAG